GCGCGCCAAACCAATTTTAAAATTCCCGGTACCAGTTTCACTACCGTGACCACCAATGTTAATTTTCGTACGACGATTCATAAAGACAAGGGTGATGATATGGAAGGATTTGGTAATTTAGTAGTCATCGAAAAGGGAAAATATCAAGGAGCGGAGACCTGTTTTCCCCAATATGGTATCGGGGTGGATGTTCGTACCGGAGATGTTTTATTCATGAATGTCCACGAATGGCACGGAAATCTACCTATGAAAAAAATGGACGATGATGCCAAACGATTGTCGATTGTATGTTATCTTCGGTATAAAATATGGTTACGTACCAAGAATCGCACCCGACGATTCTATGAACGACATAATCATACCATTCGTAAAGTTACCCGAAAACAAGGCTAATAATCTTCACCCGAAATATTTTTGAGTTTGACTTCCGCCATTCCATTTTTTCGGTGAAATATGGTGACCAGATCCGGATACGTTTTTTGTAGATATTTGGCTGCTTCTTCGTTCGCTTTGAATCGTTCTTCGGTGCGTCCCAGACCACCCGGTGCATGAAATTTGGTTTTGATTGATACATCATTGAATCGTAATACACCTCCATCTTTCAGAAAATATTTGATACTTTGTTCGTAGTCTTCCTTTTGTTCACTCTTTCCGGAAAATGCGAGATCTTTGTCATGACGATTGATATATCCGTGTAGGGCGCCGATCACAAATCGTAATTTGGTGGTCGTATTGGGTTTCATGAAAAATGGATTACACACTGGGTAAATTCCCCACAAGTATAAATTCTCTTGGTTCAGTCTTTGAAACGCATTCTTGAAAAACGTGTCGAGATTGGTGATCTTGGTAAGGATTTTTTCCGATTTACGGCGGAAGAGTCCTTCGATGTCATCGTCTAAAGATACTATGTTTTTTCCTTCCGGAAAATAACGTGAGATGAATTGACGTTGATTGGTGATACCCAATTTACCTACCACCATTTTGTGGTACAGATTCTTGGGAATCACCGCTTCGTATTTCTTTTTCTCCTCTTCGTTGGCCAAAAAAATATAGATTTTGTTCGCCGAAACATGCCCCGATTGGAGTGTGGACAAGGTTTTGCGTTCCAAGATATCGGATCGATTGTACGTGGGAATGGCTACCACGTAATCAGAGGTTGTTCTCGTTTTTTTGGTTTTATTATGGGCGGATTTTGATGATTTCTTGGTCGACATGATATTTCATATATCATATCGTTATAAATTTTCTAGGTTGTCTGTTGATGGAACTAAATCGAGTGAAGGCACAAAATTGGAACGATCAACTGAATTGTAGGAATTGCGGGTTGTAGCAGATATATTCAGTTTTCCACGGGTTGACTGGTTTGATCTGCTTGATAATATTATAGGTTTGTCCTTGATTTCTTGCATTTGTGCCTTGATATTCTCGGACGAAAATTCCGTTTTTGTATTGATAAATAACTCGGTATCAATTGTTTGTCCTTTAATCGCTAAAGGTAACATGGATTTCATCACAAATGCAAACATATGAACCCATGCCTCCATTACTTCATGACTAGCATTCAAATCCAACTGATTGGCAATCGTATACAACATGGTTTGTACAAATATCGAATACATGTACGGACGAATATTGCGTTTTGCGTGTGCATTACCTAAATTGTACAATCTATATTGTGTCTGTTCGTCATTTTTATCTATGGACAATATGTAATTCACTATTCGAATGATAATCGCACCCTTTTCAGCAATCTTGTTTTTTCCGGTTGAATGTGCACTCAACACCGCCTCTATTTTACCGTTTTCGTCCATCTTACGTAAATGTTCATAAAAATCATTGTAAAACAACGTGATTCCTGTCAATTCCAATCCCGACTCTGTCATCTCCTTTTTATCACAAATCATTTTCCAAGAATTTCTGCAAAGTTGAGAATTGGTTGGATTGATTATTGGAACTAACGGAAAAATACTCGGCGTATAATGTGCCACCTTCACATCTTCCGCTATCTTGTATTTACTTTCCAATTTGGATTGTATAGTTGTTATCGATTCGTCCGTACCAGATACAATTGTTGATGTGGTTTTTGATGATTTATTTCCCATATAATATATGAAATGTTCTTTATTTTTACATATTTTTTTTACTTATCTGTCACCATATACTGAAGAGTTTTCCGTAACGAGCGAAGCGAGTGTAGGAAAACCGCCTAACGTCGGAGGACATAGTCCGGAGACGTTTAACCTCTATTCTGGGTTAGGTTGATGTACGTTTTCGTCTTGATAAACGAGCGAGTCGCAAAGCTGGTTTTTTTGGGTCACAACCCTCCTCTAATATGTGATAATCTACTAACGCCGATTTGTTACCTGTGAGTGAACTCGCTAGTCGAGCCAATCCCCACGATTGAGCGGTTTGATTCGGACGAGAACCCGAAGAAAAATACGCACCTTCACCTTTGCGAATAATCCGCTTCATCGCCTCAATCGAACAACCGGTGGCTTTGGACAATTCAGGGGTGGGTGTGGCGTTTTCCACACCATATTTTTTGCGTAAAGTGTATAAATGACGTGATGGGCGGTGGGGATACGATGATATTTGAGGGCGGTTTACATATTTACCTTTTTGATACGCTTTACGTGACAACAACAATTGATGGTATTGCCGTTTTCTGTCTTTTCTAGATAATCTTTTGGGTAAATATGTTAGTGGAATATTCGGTTTCATATACTATATCTTGTGATTTTTGGTTAGGTAGCAATGCTATAATAATAATTACCAGGGAATACTACACCAGATTTAATGCTTCGGCTCATTTTTGCTGCACAAACTTTTTCCGCTTCGGCCGCCTTGGCAATCGTATCCCAAGTACTCAAAATTTCGTTGGTATCCTTGATCCGTTTTTCTACTTTTTTACCAGTAGACGATGTGGTTCTACCCGCCGAATAATTTTCTGATTTTAGTATAATCCCATAATATCCTTGTCCACCCCCATTATTCGCCCAAATCGTGGTATATAGTACATACTTGGTCTCTTTCAAATATTTTTTTAGTTCTTCTGTTTCGTTCTTTGTCTCCGGTTTTTTTAACATTACTTTCCATTGTTTATACTCTTCCAATAGATCAGCAAACAATGTTTTACCACTAGGCGAAAACACACACGCATGATGAATAAAATTCTGAACATCACTCGATATAATAGATTTTTTGTATTCGATTTCACGTAACATTACACCGGAATACCCATTAATCACGTTTGTTTGATTTTGTTGTTTCAATCTACTCGGTGTAAACCGGGTATCCAAATAGGATATTAGAGAATGATATACTTCTTTCGAGGCCGACTGGGCGAGGATACGATATTGACCCACAATATCCGTGGTAGATACTTCTACATCAGGTCGGACTATACAGTGGGTATCGATGAATTGATTGAACGATTGGGTTCTTTCGTCAACGGGGGGTAATGCCTCGGTCATGGTCGATATTACCACATTTTGGAGTGGTTCGATATCGTCGGTTTGTGTACCCATTTCACAGGTCGAGACTCTTACTTTGGGAACATTGTCGATGTTTTCCATATCACTTTCGTGTGATTTTGCCAATTTCAATTGACGCTCTCCTTTATTTGCGACATTTATTAAACGTTGTGTTTTGATAATACGTAATATCATTAACTTGGCTTCCTCAACGTCCAACTGAAACATTTCGTCTCTGATTTGATATTTGATCATCATATGATGTATGATATTTTCTACCATTTTTACGTTTAGATCGGGTAACTCATGTGTAAATTCAAGTTTACCATATTTACTGATTTGTTTGAACGGTTTAATACGATTATGAATATTAATTGTATAACCTATCTTCAATTGTGGCTCTTCTAATTGGGTATTCGTATTATAGATATATATCATGGGAATCGTGTCGCGCAGTTGTAATATTCGATTATCTTCTTCTGTTTGGGATAATTTTGTGGTTGTTTGTAATAATTTTTCTTCCGTATGAGATAACATGTTGGCCATTTCATTTTTTTCCGATTCACTTTGCTGTATTACGGCGTCTTTTTGTTGTAATTGCCGTTTAAGTTCATCACTTTCTTCTAGTACTATAACATGTAATAATTCTTCTAATTTAATAAAATAATCACGTATTTCATTGGCCTTTTTTGTTTCTGCTTTGATGCATAATAGTTTGAATGTTTGTACATTAAGTAAAATAGTTTGTTTGTTATGACCGCCCCGTCCATCGACTTTTTGCTCCGATAGGTTGTGAACCAAAATTTTATAGTCTTTATTTAATACAAAATGTTTTTCTATAACCCGTTTTGCAGAATCTTTTTGACTGAATCCTAACCATTGCCACACATTATCCAAATTAATAATATAATCGTTGGTAGGGTTATAGTTCAAAAAACAATACAAAGAAGACACAAACAGTTGTTGTTGTGTTTCTGTAAATGTTTCCTTGATTTTGTTGATAAATTTGTTATTATATTCATGATTGAGACGTGTAATTTGGTTCGTTTCCAACAGATCGACAAAGTTCAATGAGGTATCCATCACTGATATACCATATATAAATGGATTTCTTTATACTCGTTTTTTGAAAAACACTCGGTCGAAGCAAAAGCAAAAGCAAAACTCAACTATCTACCACTTACTTTTCTTAACTGTCACCTGTGATCCTTTTTTCTTACCTTTACTCGGGTCAAATTCTTCACCTTCGTCATCTGCCAGGTCTTTGGACAAATCCCAGAATTCTTTGGATCCCAATTTGAAATCTGGTCGTGGTTGGGCTTTGTACCAGAAGATTTGGTCATTCAATTTGTTACTTTTTGAGTTATTATCGACGACTAAGCACTCGTAATCTGCCGTGGTTTGATCCATCACTGAACAAAAACTTTCAAAGGTCGGAAACACACTACAATAGTTTTCGTAGATACGTTTTCGATTGGTCGAATATGGTTCACGGAGGATAAAAACGTAGTCGATATTGGTGCGAAGATTTGGAGGTATTCCTAAGGGATACTGCATTGTTATGATCAACATTACCTTCCAGTGCCTGCCATTCATGAAGAGGAGACGAATAAGTTTGTCCCGAGTCCAGGTGGCATCGTACAAGCAATCGTCCAAAATGACAAAGGTTCTGGGATCGATGGTACTTCTTTTGTACATTTCAATCTCTTTGTTCATCTGTTTCAATACCGCCTTTTGTCGACGGAGAATGTTTTCAATCAGGACGGTATTGTATTCCTCGTGAATGAAGAGTTTAGGAACATGGGCGGCATAAAACCCGTTTCCGGCTTCTGTCCCTGACATGACAGTGCCGATGGGTATATCTTGGTGATGCCAAAGGAGATCGCGCACAAGGTAAGATTTACCGGTATCACGCCGTCCGATCATGACGATTACCGGGCCTTTATTTTCATCGGGACGGAAAGTAATTTTCCTCATATCGAATTTTTTTAGTTCTAGCGTCATCTTGGTATGACGTATACAATAAACAGATAACGTATTTCAAATGAACGATACGCGAAGTTCGTAGTGAAGGAGGCTTTTGGCAAGGAGGCTTTCGACAATGTTGTGGTTAAGATTCTAGAAAAATATCGTTTTGGCAAGTATACGACAATCACATAATGAATCTGCCTAAAACGTCAAGTCAACAGTATCTATTGTATTATCATAAATCCAAGATGATCGATTTAAAGGAAATACCGTACCCCTATCCACATTTAGCCACTAACCACCCCCAAACTCGGGAGGCGACAAAGTCGCAGGACGAGTTAGTAGTGAAGAGGCCGGAAGCCCCTTGCCAGACCAAAATCACTTTAGCCGATTCAATACAAAAACCACAAATGTATCTTCCCATATACCAACGTTTCTTTGAATTAAATGATCACAATTACCAATCGATTTCTCTCAATCATCAACATCATATCAAAAATTTACAAGAAGTTACCACACTCACGGATGCCTCCAATGCTACCGTTCTACGAACGTCCACATTGGGGTCTAGTTCTTCCTCTTGTTCTCCCATTCAACCCGCCAATGTTTTTATCAAATATTCTCCCCTGTTGGATCCGATCAAGTATATGGTGGGGAAATACAATTTAGACGATCCGGCTACCAAGAACTTGCCCACCATACATTCCACCGAATCCGATACACATCCCAAGATTTTGTCCGACTACAATGCCTCGTATGTCGATGGTTTTTTCTATTATTTAACCAGTGTAATAAGAAATCAACACAACTTTGTACATGGTATTGATTTCTATGGTAGTTATCTTGGTATACAGGACAATTTCAAAATAAATATCGAAGAAGATTTAGAATATTTGTCGAAATCGCCATTTTTTATACAGAATATCGGTAAATTAATGATATTGGAAAATTATGACCAAGAAAATTCTCCATTTTCACACTCCGGATCACGTGGATATCACCCGGCTGTTTCGATTGACCAAAGTGATCTTGGTGAAGAGATTGATCTTGGGATCATTGATATTGACAAGGGTATAGGGGGAGAAAATGTGGTGAATGAAATCATTTCCATTTCTACGGATTATCATACACACGATGTCACAACTTCATTAGAAAGTGAAAAAGAAGTACTACCACTAGATACAAACGATGATTCAGACGATGATTCAGACGATTCGAAAAGTGAACATTCAAGTGAAGATGTTCTTAGTGACAAAGAAAACCATGAAGATGGTGAAGACGATTGGGAAACAGAAGATGAGGACGAATCCGATGACGAATCTGATTCACCAGAAGCAATCGCATATATTCACGATTTTCCTGTACAAATGATTTTTCTTGAAAAGTGTCACGGAACCATGGATGAATTGTTTATGAATCATATGAGTGTGGAAGAGGCACGTAGTGCCCTTTTTCAAATCATTATGATATTATTAGTATACCAAAAATTATTTAAATTCACCCATAATGATCTACATACCAACAATATTATGTATGTGAAAACCGATTTGGCATTTTTGAAATACAAATATCGTAATCATATTTATTGTGTACCCACCTACGGTCGTATTTTCAAAATTATTGATTATGGTAGAAGTATTTACAAATATTCCAAGATGTGTTTTTGTAGTGATAGTTTTGCACCCGGAGGTGATGCTTCTACACAATACAATTGTGAACCATTTATGAAATCGTCCAAACCAAGATTAAACCCTAATATGAGTTTTGATCTTTGTCGGTTGGGAAGCAGTATCTTCGATTTTCTATTTGATGATAATCAAACGGATACCGTAGTCGACGATGATCTCAAACGCACCATTCAACGATGGTGTACGGATGATGATGGGAAAAACGTATTATACAAACGTAATGGCAGTGAACGATATCCGGGATTTAAATTGTATAAAATGATTGCACGTACCGTACATCAACACACACCCGAATCACAATTAACGGATCCGTGGTTCAACATATTCAATGAAAACGATTCCCGACATACAGAATATATTTCTAACTCTGCCAAAGGGACTGATATGTTTCCTACAATCGGTAAAGCCGATTGTATGTCACCTGAAGAGTTTGCTACCGAAACCCCCCTGCCACATTCACATATTATGGATATTGATTCATATCCTGAATACGCATAAACACTTGAAACATAAATAATATATCTGATGTCCGAATCAAATATATTATGTGTTGATGTAATTGTTTTACCCGATCAAATAACCGCGGATAATGTTCAATCATGTTACAATTCTGCAGGAGAAGCAATATTGTCGGAAACGATCGACATTGACAATCAATACACCATCCAAGATGTCGAAAACGAAAGTCACAATAACGTCTCGTCACCTAATGAATATTCTAAAAAAATATGTCCATTTTGTATGTTCATTATATCTTGTGCAATAATTGTTATAGGTATTTTAGGTCTTCTCAAAGTCGTCCGGTGACTGTAGGAGACCGTTGAAACCTACTGAGTTTGATACTAAAACCCTGGATTATCCGTAAATATTTCTGGATGTATTTCCATCGGTATCGTCTTGGTATTGGTAACTACATTCATAAATTCTTGAATCGGTATTTGAAATCGTC